ATGACGACAGCGCCTCTCACGCTCTCAAGCGCGCAGAGGAGAACCCAGAATGCCACAGTTCAACACGAACGCATACCGGCTCACGACCGCGCGGGATGCGCTGACGGGCTCGAACGCGGACGCCGCGTACGGCTCGCCGTCGACCGGTTCCGTGCTCCAGAAGGCCAGCGTCAACCCGCCCACGCTGAAGGTGCCGGGTCGTCCCCTCCAGAGCAACCCCCTGGGTCGCGCCCTGGCCGGCTCTCGTGTGCGAGGTGGCGCCTCTGGCGGTAGCTTCGCTCCCCGCATCGTCAGCGGTACGCGCTAGCACACGAGTTGCAAGGGCATCCGAGGTGCCCCGTCCGACTACCGCCGCAGTCGGACGGGGCACCGTCATTTCCCAAGGTAGGCTCCCGCGCGAGTACCGGAAGACTCGCGGAGGATATGTATGCCCAGCGGCTGGGAACGCGACATTCGCATAGAGATCGAGCAGCTCACTCGGACTGGCGCCTTGATCAAGAAGTACATCCACTATTGCGCTGCCTCTGCATTGGAATATGAGATGTCGCGGATTAGCAAGCAATACTACACAAACTTTGATGGACGCGAAGAAATCCTAGGCGCAGTCCGCGTTACCACCCATGTGCTCGGTTGGCGGCCTACGGCTTGGACCCCGTTTGGAGAACAATGACGAGCGCGACCGCAGCCGCCAACCCCATGGCGGTATTCAGGGAGCTGGGTTACCGGCCCCACATGGGCCAGGTCCCAGTGCTACGCAGCAATGCCCGCTTCCGGGTTGCGAGCGCAGGCCGCCGCTTCGGGAAGTCCAATGTCGGCGGTAACGAACTGATTGTGCATGCGCTTCGGGCGAAGTCCTGTGCAGACTGGTATGTTGAGAACGGCAAGCGCATTGAGTACTGGGTCGTCGGACCCGAGTACACAGACAGCGAAAAGGAGTTCCGTGTACTCTGGAATGGACTCACAAAGCTTGAGGTCCCGTTCGACCATCCTGGCAGTTACAATAACCCAGAAGGCGGGTTCATGCACCTGTCATTATGGAATGGCGCGTTCCAGGTGCATGCGAAGTCTGCTAAGCATCCCGACACACTTGTGGGCGAAGGATTACACGGGGTCGTCCTGGCTGAAGCAGCCAAACTGAAGCAGATAGTCTGGGTTAAGTACATACGCCCTATGCTGGCGGACTTCAACGGCACGGCGCTCATGACCTCTACGCCCGAAGGTAAGAACTGGTTCTATGAGGCGTGGCAGAATGGGCAGAAGACTGGCGTGTCGGAATGGGCGTCTTGGCGCGTGCCGTCCTGGATGAACCCGTATGTGTACAAGGTCCCCACACGTGGCTCCGAGGTCCGGCATGTCCTGGAGCTTATGCGCGACCCGCGCGAGAGCCGCACAGCCGAGCAGTTAGTGCCCGCGCTCGGGTATCAGATTGACCCCGAGGTCACCTCGCTTCTGGACACGCTAACCCCGGAGGCATTCCTCCAGGAGATCGGCGCGGACTTCACCGAGTTCGTGGGCCGCGTGTTTAAGGAGTGGGACGAGGAGTGGCATGTCTCCGACACGCTCCGCTACCAACCGTCCTGGGGACACTTTGCCGCGGTCGACTATGGCTACACAAACCCAAACGTCTGGCTCTTCATTCAGGTTGACCCTTGGGGTAATCTGGAAATCCTGGATGAGATTTATGAGAGTGGGCTGACGGCCGATGAGTTCGCCGATGTCATCAGGGAACGCGAACTACACAGAGTTACTCGCTTTTACCCCGACCCCGCTTCCCCCGGCGATACTGCGCAGCTTGAGAAGAAGCTCCAAGTGCGTGCCTCGGGTGGGACTGGTGGTGAACTCCAGGACCGGATCGACGCCATTAGACATCGGCTCAAAGTGCAACCCCAGCTTGCGCATTTGCCGCTTGGGCATCCCGAGAGACTGCCCAAACTGCGAGTCCATCCGCGTTGTACGAATGTACTGCGAGAGATGGATGCGTACCGCTACCCGGAACGCAAAGACACCATCCTCGGGGACGAGGCGCACGAGAAGCCGATGAAGAAGGACGACCACACACCGGAAGCGCTCGGCCGGTTCCTCGCGGGCTGGGAAGGCACACCAGCGTCGCAGGGCTCGACGCGCAACAGCCACGCTACGATTAGCGGATCCAAGCGCGATAGGAGAATGTGATGGTGCAGAAGTATCATCAGTACAGCAGCGCTGTCCCATACTTCCAGGACGCAGCTGAGCCCGGGATTCCCGAGCTGGATCAATTTCGCCTACAGAGCTACGGGCTTTATGAGCAGTTCTACTGGAACCACCCGGAGAGCTACCGCTTGCTCCAACGCGGCGAAGATGAGGCGCCACTCTACCTGCCGACCCCGAAGCAGATCGTGGAAGCCACGAACCGATTCCTCGCCAAGAACTTCGACTTCACAGTTGGCAAGGAAACCGGCACAGAGAACGATCAGTCCATGCTGGACCAGACCATTCGGGACTTCCTCAAGCGCGAACGCTTCTGGCCCAAGTTCAACGCCCAGCGCCGCTACGGGCTTGTGCGTGGGGACGCGGTCTGGCACATTACGGCGGATGACACGAAGCCGGAGCTAACCCGGATTTCGCTGCACGCGTTGCACCCCTCGCGCTACTTCGCCATTACCGATCCGAATGACCCCGAGCACGTCATCGGGGCGCACCTCGTGGACGTTGTCCCGGACCCGAAGGACGACACGAAGCAACTCGCCCGCCGGCAGACCTACCGCAAGACCGAGACCGGCGCAGTGACGAGCGAATGCGCGCTGTTCCAGATCGGTAAGTGGGACGACCGCTTCCTAAAGCCAAACGATATCAAGCAGGAAGCGGTCATCACCCCGGTCACCGAACTGCCGCCCGCGATTACCGCCATTCCGGTCTACCACATTCCGTCCGACTGGTCTGCTGGGCAGGTGTTCGGCAGCTCCCTCCTGCGCGGGATCGAGACCATCGCGGCAGCCGTGAACCAGGTTGCCTCCGATACCGCGCTCGGTTGGGCAATCGCCACGCTCGGGAGCTACTGGACAAACGCGAGTCCGCCGCTCGACCCGGCCACCGGGCTCGCGACCGCGTGGGAGATCGGACCGCTGCGGATGACCGAGGTGCCGATGGATCGAACGGTCGGGCGTCTAGAGGGCATTGGCTCTGTGCAGCCCGCTGTCGACCTCATGGACTACATCACCGCGTCCGGGATGCGCGGCGCGGGCGTGCCCGACATTGCCGCGGGTAAGGTGGACGTTGCGGTCGCCGAGTCTGGCATTTCCCTCAAGCTTCAGCTGGCGCCGATCCTCGCGGCCAACGAGGAACGCGAAGCTGAGATGCTGGGCGTCTATGACCAGATGTTCTTCGATCTCGTGACGATGTGGTTCCCGACCTACGAATCCATTACCTCGGACACTCGGGTCGTGACGGTTGTTGATGACCCGCTGCCGAAGAACCGCGAAGCCGAAATCAAGGAGATTGTGGACCTGATGACCGCCAAGGTCATCTCCACCGAAGAGGCGCGCGCCAAGCTGATTGAACTGGGCGGCTGGGACATCGAGGCGAGCGCGGAAGGCGTCTTGGCTGAGGTCGCGGCGACGGCGGCGGCGAGCGACCCATTCGGCCAACGCGTCAACAATGAGCTGAACCAGGACCCCAGCGCTCAACCCGCTCCCCAGGAGGCCCCCGTTGGCTAAGTACAAGCGCGCGTCCGATGGCAAGTTCGCCGGGGCATCCACTATCAAACAGAACCGCGCCAAGAACACCGCCGAGAAGAAGCTCCGCAAGAAGGCTTTGTCGGGCAATGCGGTTGGCGGCAATAACAAGCGTTTGCGTTCGGGCGTGCAGCTGAAGACCCGCGGTACCAAGGCCGTCACGAAAGCCGCGCGGAACTCCACCCAAAGGCACCGGAAGCGCTTTGGCTAAAACAGCGAAGCAACACGCAGCAGACCTCGCTCTGGACCGCGCGCTCGCGCGGGTACTCCGCGAATACAAATTGCTGCCCGTGGACCCAGACGTTCTGGATTACATGCGGGCGATTCAGGAAGTCGCGAACGGAATTGTCCTTGGTGCGCTTGAT